CCAGCAACAACAAGCCGCATCTGACGCAACTAACCGCGCAAATGAAGCATCTAATGCTTATGACCAACAAAGCAATGAAGATGTCCAAGGTTCTATTGCTGAAGCCATTAAGAAACTTGAAGAATAGCAGAATCAAGCCGATGAAGCCTTAAAGAAATACTTCGAAAATCAACTTTCAAATAATGCCGAAACCGCTCAAATTCAGCAAGAAATGAAAGATTTGATTGACCAAATGGTTAATGGTCAAATCGGAGAATTAGAAAATTTTGCTCAATTCTACGAGACAATTAATGGCGCGCTTGAACAAGCTAACTCTAACGCAACTCAAACAGCAGATTACATCAATCGAATGAACGCTGCTCTTGATCAATATGACGAATGGTCTAACCGTTTAGATATGACTACTGATGAAATTAATCAGCGTCAAGAGATAATGAATCAAATTAACAATGCAACTCTTGATTCACTTCTCGAAGGCGGTTCAACATTTGGTCAATTACAAGGGCAGTATGAGCAAATTGTTAGAAATAATGATGAAGCAGAAAAAATTCAAGGGTAGATTGATGGACTCGACGAGCAAGCCAATGTTATTCAAGCATAGATCGATGCTTTAAAGGAGCAAGAAAACTTAATTTCTGAACAAGAAAAAGAGTTAAGCAATGCTAATAGTAATAAAGTAGCTACCGCCGCCAAGAATGCAGGAACAACTGCTTCAAATGGCGCAAAAAGTGCTGGTTAGACAGTTAGAACTTCAGTAGATAGCGGAAATAAGTATTTAATGCAAATTTCTGGATATACCGGAACTCTTTAGCATGAAGCTCTGAGTCACATGAGTGGGATTCATCAAGGTGTTATTAGAAATCATGCCGCTATTGGAGATGCAGCAAATAAAGTTGCTAATGCTATTGGAAATATAAAAGTTACTGTAAATAGTAGTGGTGGTAAATCTGTCGGTGGTCTAGTTGGTTTCTCTAATGGCGGAGTTGATGATTTTACTTCAACTGTCGCTATTCACGGCACCAAAAACCGTCCTGAACTTGTTCTTAACAATTCTCAATCAGCTGCTTTGTTCAAATACATAGACAGTATGACAAGGATTCCTACTTTATCTTCAGCGGGAAGTGCTCGAAATGCTCTTATGGGCTTCGGTGCGACCAATAATACAAACAACAACGGAACTAATTTCACTAACTGTGAATTTAATGTTGAGAGTAATGCTGATAACTTAGACTCCTTGGTTCAAGACTTGAAACAAAGCGCTTCAATTAGGAGATAATATATTAAAGCCTTACTCTAAATGGGTAAGGCTTTTATTTTTTATTGAGGTGGACAAATGATTAGAGAACCATATAATGTAAGTCCATATAATGAAGCTAAGGATTTGAGTCAGAATCCTTAGTTCTCTTTTACTTTTGGCGGCGATGCACTCGTTGGTTATGATTATAAGATTTTAGATAATAGTAATAAGAACAATGTTTTGAAAGATTGGAGTTCAGTTGCTTCGACTGTTACTGGAGAAAATATAAAATATTTGCCCACTATTGATTCTGGAGCAGTCGCTACGCCAACAACTCAATTAGGACAAGCTGTTACTATATATAATGATGAGGATTACTATTTTGATTGCGCAAGTATATTAAATTCTGACCTTTATACTAATAGAGGTTTAGTTTGGAAATTACGTTTATTTGAAGATAATACTACTCCATCGAATATTATTCAATCTGGTGAAATTACAAATGTTTTGTCCTTACAAGATGACGAAGCCATCGTAAAAGGAACTATTACTGGTTTACTTGAAGAATCAGACCCTTATGTTTTTAAGAATAACCCTAACTATTCTCCAACCCTTTATCCTGATCCAAATGATGAAAGCCAAAATGTAGAAGGATATATCCCAGATAGATGGACAAGAAATGTTTTAAAAATAGGGCAAAATTCTTTTCCAATTAATAATTATGAGACTCATACAGAGCAATATTATAATACTCAAAAACCAGATACTTATTTTGTAGGAACAAAAGCAATAGGTAATGGCAATTCAGAAGTTTATTATACCCCGGTTAAAAAATTAAGTTACTATACTTATAATTATTCTTACGATGCGGGTAATAAGACTTATCAATGTATTGCTTCAAGTCATGCAGCTGCTTCTACTCTTGTTAGAAGTAATATTTCTGGTATTATTAAAAATGCAATAGTAAAAGATTCTACTGGCGCAATTGTGTCCATTCCAGACAAAGTTACCGGACGAGATTTATTTAATGCAACAAATAATAATAAATCTATCTCTTATTCTTTAGGCAGCACATCTATAGTTACTACACAAGTTACAAATAATGGAGTATAGGATATTGTAAATGCCACTTATGATGTTGTTTGGGGTTCGACAGGAGAAAATAAAAAGAATAGTAATTTATATAATTTTACTGTAAAGCAAGAAATAACTTCCTATGATTCTAATGGCGCACCAATCGTTACGGAAAACATTCTTACTGGTACCCGTTCTTTACTTGGAATGAGCAATTTACTTTATATTGACGCAAAGACGGGTAGTTATCGTAATGGTTCTTCTTATCTTACAGAAGAAGAAATTGCAGCGATTTAGGGCAAAGCATTAGCAAGTACAACTATTGATTTACTTAACAGTTCAACTTATTCTACTTTAAATGAAGAAGATATTGACTTTAATAAAGACAATGAAACTACAATTTATACTGTAGAATTAGAAGATGAAAAAATTCAATATAATAAAACTACTTCTGCTAATGAAATACTTACTCGTGAAAAAGCAAAAAAGAAAGGAATTATTGATAAAAATGCAGCCGACATTTTAATCATTTTAAGTTCGACAGATTCTTCCGTTGATTCATCAAATACTTTTTTTACTTATGACGAAATTTCCAATATTAAAGACTCAGATTACGGATTGTATACTTTGGGACGAGGATTATCTGATGATAAATTAAGTTTAATTAGTCCTAAAGATTCAATTAATCAAACTGGTGAATTAACTGGTAATTAGATTCTTTATTTTACTGTCTTAAATAATTATTATGATAGTAATTATTATTATTTTACTAATTAGAAATAGCCAGATATAAATTTTTAGATCGACGATGTTCCATATTACTCTTTTTTAGCTTATTCTGAATAGATCGCTGCTGGCAATAAACCTACCACTTCTGAAGATGGGTTATTAAATCATTTTACTTTTTAGAAGTCAAAAACTCAAATTTTGCCTTTGTCAGATTCATCTGTTGGTTCTGAAGAAAATCCGCTAGTAACTTTATAGAGATTTTTCCCTATTACTTCTTCTCTTGCAGGAATACCTTATAATTTTAAATATTACAAATTTAAAATTCAAAGCGGAACAATCAATGAAAAAGGTACAGTTATTTATGATAGTACCCCTCTTTACGAGTCAGAAAAAATCTTCTCTCGTAATATTTTAATTGATTATAATAATTATGTTACCGATTATGATAGATATAGAATAGAATTAATGTTAGCCACTTCTGAAAATGGCTTCTATTATTATTATACTTATCTATATCCTACAATTGATATGTTCCAAGATGATGAAAAAGATGATCATTTTGCTTCTGTTTCTTATGATGAAGAAAAAGGTGCAGCAAAAATTTCTTGGACTAAAGATAATGCTTATCCTCCAGCATCAAAAGGAGTAGAAATTACTGAATATGGTACTTATATTGCCAATGGTAAAAAATTCCCCTTAAAAGCATATAAAGTCTCAGAAGATGGATATATGACTTACTATCATAAAGGTAGTGAGATTTTAAATATCAACCCGCTTCATGATTTTCAAATTAGTTTTACTATTGATAGGGTTTTAAAAGGACTAGATAAAATAACTATCGATCCTCTTATAGCTTTTAATAACACTCAAAATACAACCGTCATTAGTCTTTCAGTGGAAGATAATATAATTGAATTAATGGAAGATAATGTTACAATCAAATCTTCTAAAAATACAATTATTGAAACTGTCCAATCTTTTATAGACTGGGATGATGATGACACACACAAAAATCAAATTTTCCAATATCGTCTACCAGAAGCTAGAAATAAAACAGAAGATGTTTTATTACCTACAAATGGCGTTCTCGCTCCAACAGAGCAAGATTTATCTAAATATTGTTTCCATTTTTATTTATTCCCCTGGTCTACAAAAGGTTCAAACGAAGCAAAAGCTTCTTATAAAATTACTCGTTTTTATAATGTAGACAGTTGTGCAACAAATGAATTAATAATGGAATCTGAAGACGATTGGCGTTTAGGTTTCTATGGCGAAGGTGCGGGCAATAATGCAGATTTAAGTAATGGTGGTAACAATTTACCATCTGGCCCAACCAAAACTAATTTTGATACTTCAAAGTATATTTCCGCTTCTTATCTTTTGAGCGGCGGACGTCCTACTTCTCAAATGCTAAATGGTTTAAGTAAAATTAATCTTTATGGTGAAGTTCTTTATTATGGAATTTTAGATATTAACCGTCGAGGCGTAATTGCAAGCGAAGATAATTTTATTTTAAATTTCAATGATAGTAATGTTGGATTTTCTTCTTTGTCGCGCGAAGTATATGGTTATAGAATTTTCCGTAACGTTTATGAGAATGATAATGTAAATAGTAGAGATATGGCTCTTGATTTTATGCGTCAAATGGATACTATTTATGCTTCTATCTGTGGCGCGATTACATTAGATGATTCAAACCATAGTCCTCTTGGCGGATATGAGAATATTGTTGATACCGCAACTTATGTTCAAGGCTGGGACGAAAATGGAAATGCTATTGGATATATCCGTGGAGCAGATTTAAGAGAATTAGTAAATAATAGTTTTACTGATTTAAGACAAACAATGGATGATTACTTTGCAGGTAAAAATTTAAGCTTTAATTTTAATACTGAACCTTTCGATGAAATTTATAGCTTACTTGACGGTATTCAAACTCCTAACATGACTGCTAATGATATGATTGCGGACATTGACATCTTCAATTATACAATATCGGAAGAAGCTGGACAATATTATATCTATGATTATAACATTCCAAGTAATGGTTATTTTAGATATTAGATTATTCCTTTATTAAGAGATAAAACTTATAATGTTTTAATTGCCAAAATTAACAATGATAGTGAAACCGTTATTCATATAGATGATGAACAATGGCATATGACTGACATAAAGAAACGTGCTGACGGTAGTTATGCTCCTGGCGATACTTGGAATTTCCTTTTAGGAGTCCAGAGTGCACAATATACTCAAAACTTTATAAAAACTCTTCAAACTGGTTTTGCCCCATACCCTAAAGTTATGACCAGCATGGCTAATTACAAGACGACTCAATTTACTGGTTATCTAGGTAAATTTAGTTTTAGAAATGGTGGCTCTAATATATATGAAGATACCATTGACCGTATTGAAAAATGGAATGAGTTTGCATACGCACGCAATCAAATTTTAGTTAAAGATCCAAAAGGTCACGTTTTCATTGCTGCAATTTCTGCAACCTCTGATATTAGTGATGCGGCAATTCCAGAAATGCCAACTCAAGTTACCTGCACTTTGACTCAAGTTGGAGATATTAATTCGTTTAAGGTATATTCTCTGTGAGGTGTTCAAATGGAATATTTTAACTACGCAGGGAAGGAGTATAGAGTAGCGGTTCAATCCGCTACTTTATATCCTGTTATAAAGGTTGAACTACTTGATTAGTTTGAAAATGCTTACGCCGAAATTTCAGAAGAAATTACAGATAATAGTGGCTCAATTCAGTCAACTTTACAGCAAGGAGTCCGTAATACAGTTTCTTTTTCTATTTTTGATCCAGCAGGAAAATTTATTCCAGATGCAAATAATAAATTGTTTTGGGTTAGAAAAAAATTTAAATTATATGTTGGACTTGCGACTGAACAAAAAGCAATTTAGCTTAATGGCCAAACTACTGGAATTTCTGGAGATATATTTTGGTTTTCTAAAGGTGTTTACATCATTACTGATATAAATGCGCAAAAAGACAATTCTGGCAATTAGACAATTTCTTTTACTGGTGTTGATAAGTATGGAGCTTTTACTAATGATACCGGTTACGGTGAAATGATTGGAACTTTTTCTTTTGATATAGGAATGTCAATTTCTTATGTCATTAAAAATGTTCTTAAACAAGATATTGGCAATGGTTAGATGCTTGATCCTCTTGAGCCAATTATTGATCCAGATCTTCAAGAATATAAACTTCAGCTTGCTTTTAGTAAAGGTCCTGGTTCTTATATTGGGGACCTCTTAAATGATTTAGCTACTACTCTTCATGCTGATATTTATTATGATATGGATGGACATTTGAATGTCAAAAAGTCATTAAATTTTGACGAGTATAAGAATGTCCAAAATCAATGGGACTTTACCGAAAGAAGTGCAGAATATATTTCTGCGCAAATAAATTATTAGTTAAAAAATATCGCTAATTATATTTATGTAGTTGGTGATAATCCACTTGGGGGACAAATCCCTATTGCAATAGCTGAAAACAATGATGCTCGTTCACCATTAAGTGTTGCAAAAATAGGACGTAAATCTCGCTATATTGAAAAAAGTACTATTTATTCTCAACAAGAAGCCGAAAATTATGCATAGTATATTTTAAAAACCGCCTGTCTTTTAGGTACTCAAATTTCTTTTAGCTGCACTTTGATTCCTAGTCTTGAACTTGATAATACTTTTTCCTTGACAGATTCTTACTATCAATATGATAGACAAGAATTTATTATTACTGCAATTACTTATCCTATTGGTGTTGGTACAATGTCTATCAGCGGCAGTAGCATAAAAGAATTACCGGAGAATTGATTATGGCTTTAAATAAGTATGGAAGATAGATTATTGAAGTAATAGATTAGAGAATTGATTCCTATATAAAAGAATCAAAAATTACAGTCCGCTATATCGGACAAATAAAAGAAGTTCTTGGGAATAATAGATATAGAGTATAGCTTGTTGGCTATGATACTATTTACACTTTTCCCGCACGCCCCTATGTTGATTCGATTGTAAACGATTATGTTTATATTGAAAGCAAAGCTGGAAATATTGATAATGGTATAATTATTGATAAATTAAATGGCAGTTATGGTTATATTTACAATGCCAATGGCTCAACAGACCAAGATTTAAATAATCAAGGCGCAATGTTAAAATCAGTTTATGACAGAGACAACAATGGTATTGTAGATAATGCAACTCGCGTTAATAATCATACAGTTCAATCTGATGTTCCAGCCAATGCGCAATTTACAGATACTACTGATGCTTCCGGTATCCGTATGGCAAATGGGCAAACTGTTGAGCAAATTATTAATTCTATAAGCGCTGCTGTAGGCAACGGCGATTCTATTGACGAAGGTTTTTATTATATTTAAAAATTAAAATAAGGGTCAAATTTCTGACCCTTATTTTCTTAAAATTCCATTGGCAAATTTTGCCAAAATTTTATAATTCCCGATTAGGCTTTTCACTTTATAGATGAAGGGGTGAGACAGATGAATGATAAATTTCTTGATGCAATGATTGAGCAAAGCATTCAAATGATGACCGATGCTTGTCATGGGAAAGCATTAAGCAAAGATGAAATGGCATTTATTATTGCTACACAAAAAGCAGAAGATAAAAGAAAACATGCTCAAATACTACCAAACTTGATTAAAAATTCTCAAAATATTTTACCACTAATTAATTCATTATTTGGCGATGGAGGTAATTAATGAATAATCTTTATCAAAATATGCAAGGATAGCAATTTAATCCTGCAACAATATCTTCTATACCCTATAAACCTATTACTTTTGAAAAATTATCTAATGTAATTGGAATGACTTATAATCTATCTGCCATTGAAAATATGAATACTATTTCTCTTCCTCGCGGCGGAGAGCAACAAATTTTCTTTGTTAATAACGATGATAGAATTTATACACGAGCTTTTGATAATAGCATTGGCATTATTGCTTATAAATAGGACTATGTTGAAAGACTTCAAAAAGAATTGAACGAAGCACAATCTCAATTACACGAAATTTTTGAATCAGTTGCTCAAAATGAACAAAGCAATGAAACCTCTCCTTTTGAAGAAAGACTTTCAAAAGTGGAGCAACAATTAAATGAATTAATGTCTAAATAGGAGGTTGTTTCTAATGAACATCCAGAATCTAATAAAGCTATGGCCGCAATATCAAAATTGGCTGAAACAAAATAATATTACTCCTAATAATATCCAATAGAGGATTCCAGAATTTGTTCAATAGGTACGACAAAATCCTGAAGATTCAAAGCGCTTAGATTCCTATTTGTCTAATCCAAATTTGACAAAAATTGCCAAATCTCAACTTAATTTAACTGATGATTAGATAAATAAAATTAAAGAAGTCGCGGGCGCGAATCAAACACCAGTAGGTTCTGGAAATCTAACTCCAGAACAATTAAATTTAATTAAAAAGTTTAGAAAGTAAGTGCGCATTAACTGACTAAACTTTAAATAAATAAAATTTTTAAGGAGGATTCATTTATGGATTCTATTGGCTTAGGCGATCTTCTCGCTGTTATGAACCAAAAAGACAATGACGGTTATGGTTGGGGCGGCTCTTGGTTTTGGGTTATTATCCTTTTCTTCTTCTTTGCTTTCTTTGGTCGCGGATTTGGCGGTTATGGAGATTCTGGTGCATTAACTCGTGCGGAACTTTATGATGGTTTAAACTATACTCAATTGCAGAATGGCATTCGTGAGAATCAATCTACTATGCGCGAAGGCTTTTATGACAATGGTATGAACAATATGCAAGGTTTTAATGCAATCCAGAAAGATTTGTGTCAAGGTTTTGGTGGCGTAAATTCTAATATGAATCAAGGATTTGACGCTGTATCAGCACAAATGGCTCAATTAGGTTATCAACAGTAGAATTGCTGCTGCGAAGTAAATCGCAATATTGATAGTGTTCGTGCAGAAAATTATAAAAATACTTGCGAAATTACTAATGCTATTCATTGCGAAGGAGAGCAAACTCGTGCATTAATTAATGCTAATACTATGCAAGAACTTCGTGATCGTTTAGCAGATCGTGACCGTGATTTGCTTACTGCTAACTTCCAGCTTAGTCAGCAAGCTCAGAGCGCCAATATTATTGGTACTCTCCGTCCATTCCCACAGCCAGCTTATATTACTTGCTCTCCTTATGAAAGTGTATATGGTAATGGCTGTGCTCGCGTAAGCGCCGGTTGTGGTATCTAATTATTAAAGGAGGAATAACATGGTAAATAGTTATACTAATACCAGTGTCGCTGTTGCTAGTAACGCAGCTGTTCCTTTTGTTAATAATAGATATGTAGTTGGTTGTGGAACCAGCCATACAGCTGGTTCTCCAACCGTTACTTTAAGGAAAACTGGATATTATTTAGTTAATTTCAGTGGTGTTTTGAGTGCAGCTAGTACTGGTTTAGTCTCAACTCAATTATATAATAATGGAGTTGCAATTCCTGGCGCATTAAGCTCTATAACAATTGACACCGCTGGAAGTCTTAAAAATGTTTCTTTCTCAACAATAGTAAGAGTTCTAAATTCTTGTGCTTGCATAGATAATACAGCTAATCTGACAGTTGTTAATACTGGATTAGAAGCTACTTATTCCGATGCTGAAATTACTATCGTAAGATTGAATTAAGGAGTGTTACTATGGAAATAGAGGCTCTGTTAAAAACAATGATGGATGAGCTAAAAGACGCATAGATGATGTATGATTATGCTTGTGGTTCTAAAAAATATGGCCATGATGACCTTATGACTTTTTATATCACTCGCGCAGAACAACGTTTAAAAATGTTTGATGAAGATCATGCTATCATTCTTCGTGAAATAGGCAAGAAAGAAAAGGAAGGATATTTCGCAAAGGAAGGGAAATGGGATTATCTTTATGACTATTACATGGAACAAAAATGCGATTTAGCTAATAAAGTCAAAAATTTTAAATAAATAAGAAAAGAGAGGACTCTTAATTGAGTCCTCTCTTTTCATTTTATCCCCATTGAAACATTTCAACCGGTTTACAGTTCCTAGTTCCATAACGTCCAATACAAATTGCATCTGCTTCATCTTCAGCAACATTTATATCAAACCAATCTCTTACATGAACCTAAGCACTTCGTTTTTTATCAGTCCTTGTTTTACCTTTAATTCCGACATCAGCGCGCCAAGTAGACGAAGACACAACTTTAAAATCTACGCCCTACTCGCGCAAAGAAACTTGAAGAACTCCAAGCAATTCAGCTAAAGCCTTATAAACAGTAACCCCATTTACGGCCTCACCATTAAAAACTGCTTTTCCTTCAATTTTCTATTGATACTAAATATCTTCAAGTAAAACAATATCTGGTTTATAATTAATAATTAAATTAGTTAGCCACTAACGAATTTCGACTAATCTATCAACAGTGTCTTTTGATTTAGCTTTAAAAACACCATATCGCAATAAAGTTTCATCGTCCCACAGTGACCAACCACTTATTTTTGTAGCCTAATCTAGCGCAAGAACACGTCTAGCTTCCGTTTTTGGAATAGGAGACATATCCATTTTTTTCAAAGGGTTGGAATTACATATTGGACACTAAAATTTATTTCTAATTTTTTTATATGGCGCAATAACTAAATGACCTTCTGGGCATTCAAACTCCATGTCTGTTGATAAATTAATATATTCTTCGCTTCTAACTTTCCAACCTTTCTCAGCTAGATCAGAGCGAATCTAATCTAGTGTTATTTTCATTTTAATTAGCGGCCTGATGAACCAAAGCCAGCTCCTCTATCAGTAGAATATTTTTCAAACTCTTCTTCAGAAATTTCTTGAGCCTGCATCTTAGGAGTTTGTTCAAGAATCATTTGCGCAATTCTATCACCTTTTTTAATAACATAAGGCTCAGAACCAGTATTCCAAACAATAACTCCGACCTCATTACGATAAGTGCAATCTACTGTACCAGGTGCATTTGCAACTCTAATACCAGTTTTTAGACTCATGCCACTACGAGGAACTACAGAAATACGATAACCACCAGGAATAATCATTTTAACTCCAGTGTGGATAATCATTGTTTCACCGGGTTCAACAACTGCATCTTCATTAGAGTAAATATCTGCACCTGCGTCACCAATAGACTGATAAGCAGGAATAATTGCATCAGGAGTAACTTTACAAAATTTAACTGGAACTTTTTGGAAATAACCATTAGTTTCCTTAATTTCTTTAAACATGGTTTGGCAACGAGACATAAACGAAAGAATCATTTCCTTTTTCTTGCCGGTGCCAAAAACATTTTTTCGAGCCTGATCAACCCATTCGTCAAATTGCTTATCATAATGATTAAATTCTTGAGGATTATTCGCGCGAGAATCAACAAGCACGCGAATAAAATCTTCACTATTCATAATAGTTTCAATCAAAGAATTAATTTCAGTAATATCTCTACCATCTTCAAAAGCCTGATCGGGGATCTGGACGAAATCATCAAAAAGTTTCAAAGGGTTGTCTTGTAAAAAATTCTCATTCATAAGAGTTTTCAATCTCCTTTAGTTCTTCTAAAATTTTTCTTGCTCCTTCTCGCCATATTGGCATATCAGGAGAATATTCTCCATTTGCAATAGAAGTGTTTATCTTATTTTGAAGCTGTTTTAATTCAGCTTGTAAATCTTGAATAGTTTTCATAATCTAGGTCTCCATTTACCGCTATCTCGAACTTGGCGGACATTTAAATTAGCCAATATATACAAATTACGGTCCGCTTGGATTGTTTGATTTATCAATTTGCATCGCTCTTTGCCAGCAATATGATAAACTTCATCCATAACTGTTTTATTAGAAGTAGGATTCAATTTATAAGTAAGAATATTTGAAAAAGCTCTCATTAAAATCTCATAAATAGTTGCTGCACCATCCCAATCATCTGGTTTTAAATCCACTTTTATAGGAATTTTTACATTGCGCGAGGCGCCATAAAAATAAATATTCAATGCAGCAATAAGAGCTTTTCGACTAGTAGGTTTCTCGTTTAAAGGTACATGATAGCCGCAGTAGCAATTAAAACAATCTATATGTTTCATTAACTTAGTAATAGGTATCCCGTCATTATGAACTAAAAGCAATGCCTATCTACCATCAGTTATTGCTTTACTATTGGAAGAATAATAAACAAACAAATCTAAATCTTTTATCTAACTGCTATATAAAAATAATAATTCATTTCCTCTTGAAGTAAAATAATCAAATATTTCTTTTGCATAAGAGCTATTGTAAAAATTATAATCATATAAAATGATTTTTTGATTAGAATAATTTAATTTAGTGTAATCAATTAATAATTCATTTCCATTTGTTATTCTTAATAAAACAAAATTTTCACTTAAAATTTTCCTGACTATCTAATTTTTAGTTCTAGTGGTAAATACATTTTCGTGAGTTTTTACAAAAGTAGAATAAAATGTCCTATCAGGAGGGCTATGCTCAACTTCTTCTGGAAGTTTTACATAATTACCAGTAAAACCTCTACCTACCCATTGTAAATTACTTTGCAATAAAAAAGAAGAAGGAAAGTCCTTCTAAGAAAGACTTTCCCTAGAAAGATAAAGTATATCATATTTTTCACTATCTTCAAAAGATAGGACAAATTCTACTATATCTCCTCTTTTTTTATGATAATAGGATAATTTCATCAATTCAAGAGATGGACAAAACTTCGCGGGATTTAAAAGAATATCCTAGTCAAATATTCCAATATACATTAGTCTGTCCTCTCTGTTCTTAAAGTTAAATGTCCTGTTGAATAATCAATACCTGAAATTAACGTAATTGGTTTATAAGGTGAAGTTTTATATGCTTTAGGAATTGCATTATCTCCACGACGAATACACTGAATAATAAGTTTATTTCCTCTTGTAAACCATGATTTTTCAGTAACCGTTTTTTTACCAGTTACTTCGTCTTTAATAAAAGACTGTTTATCATATTTTACAAATTGAGGTTTATAAATTTTAACTTTTACAACTCCATACTGAGTTAATAGAGTTACAATATTTTTCAGTTTATTTTTTTCAATTACCGTTCCTGCAATATTATGCAATTTATAAATTGGAATTTCTTTTCCTTCTTTTGAAGTGAATACTGTTTCTGGAACTGGATCTTCTGGGAGATTAAAGAAATTATCAATTTCTCTTTCTTCAAAATCTACTCCATCAAGTTCATGCGCACCGTCATAATAACCAACACTGTCCATTTCCCATTTAGGAATAAAACCAGAACAATATTTATTCCAAATCTCATCAATAATTGCTTTATTTAAACTCTCTAAAACTTTAGGCTCTTTCAGCCACGGACGAATTTTATCCATGTAAGCCTTATACATTTTTTCCATACGAGTTTGTTCAATCATTGCGCCATTCTCTCCAAACTTAATTAAGTCTGGATTAAAATGTGCATTGAAAAATTCAAGAGAATAATCGTCAAGCAAATAATAAAGACCAGATTTACAATTCTTTTTTAAGAATTTATTAAAATTATAAACTGCTGCAACATCTTGGTATTTATCTGGAATAATACCATATTTAATCAAAGTTGGCATATTAGCAAGAGTTAATTTATTTTTCGTTTCTGCAATACTTTCAATATAATTACGAAGAAGACTCTCGCGCGAAATAGAAGAAATTTTATCAAATGCCCCGCATTTAATCAAATTAATAACTTGAAGTTTTGTACTTTTAACTTTCTTCAAGAAATCTTCAAAAGAATTATATGGCCGATTATCAATAATTTCATTTGCATAATCTGCGCTAACTCTTGTGATACCTTTTAATCCATAAATAATTTTATGATGCGCAACATCTGGGACAAAAGTATAACTTGAAGCATTAATGTCTGGAAGTTCAACATCGACACCAAAATTCTTCATCTTGCCAATGGCAGAACTGATTTTACCATATTGAACAGTTTTTGAAGATTTCTTTTTAGTATCTTCTTCATCTTCCAATTCATCTTCAATATCATTGCCTAAAGTATAATCTTCATCTTCTGGATTATCTTCAAGACCACCACTATCAACAATTAAACAAGCCGTATCCCAATAAATTGGGTCGTAAAAATATGCCAAATTTAATTCTTGAATTGCTACTGTTGAATAAGCTATGGTATGAATAATACTGAATGAATAACCCATCTGCTTTTCGGCTTGAGACCAAATCCAATCAATAATATCTTTAGAAGTTCCTAATTCTTTTCCCCGTTGATACAAATTTTCTTTTAAAGATGCAATTTCTTTAAATTTCTTTTTGGCAACAGTTTTACGAACTTTATTTGCTTCATCAACATTATAATTTGTAAACGGCAACATAACCGCGCGCATAAGAGATTCTTGGCTATCCAATACACCACCAAATTCTTTCATAAACTCATAAAGTTTATCTTTTTCTTCAGTAGTAGCATTAAGATTATAAATATCTCTTTTTAATTTTTCTGGATGCTCTTGGTATTCAACAAATTCCTCAACAGGAGTCTTTTGTCCTTTTTCTGGCATTAATCGCATCAAACTATTTGACTGTGCAAGAGTAAGCAAACTTTTTGGTTTAATTTGTTTTGCTGTTTGCAATCCAACAGGGGTATCAAATTGGAACAAACTAATAATTTTATTGTCACCAACAAGTTTCCACATTTCTGGATTATCATAGTCAATAACGTCTGGATTTAGATATTTCATATAAGTAGCTTTTAAAGAACCTTGCCACTCTATTAAACCATCATTAAGAAGTAATTCCATTGTGGTACGGATTCTATCCAAACCATCAATAGTTAAAAAATCATATTTAATATGCGTTTACTCTTTATTTTTCAATAAAGACCAGACTATCTTTTACCTTTTTAAAAGGAATAGCGTTTCAACCATCGTATCAATAGATGGCTTACACCCAATCTAACTCGGGCTAGTCGTTACACACTCTTAAATATTTTTCCAAGTTTTTCCGATTATTGCTAATCGCATCGCTGTTGCAGTAACTCCATATTCTCGCGCCAACTAACTATAAGATATTTTTTCTTCAGCATATCTTTTTCTAGCTTCTAAAACAATTTCTCTAGTTAATTTTGCTTTTCCATTGTTTTCTCCAGAATGACTTAAAGAAGAATGCAAATGCTTTAATTCATCTGTAAAAACTTCTGGACAAATATCTTTATATAAGATACCATAATAAACTTGGTAAAAATAATCTTTAGAACAAATATCTTTATAATCAGAATAAATATCTTTAAAATTTATACCCTATTTCCAACAATCTCTAAAATAAACAACTTCATCTTTTGAAAACTTTAATTGATTATTTTTGAGCTTTGTTAAATAACCTTGATTATACAAACTTTTTTCTTTACAACGGAGAGGATTATCTAAATAAGTTTTATTTTTTAAGATTTTTAGAAACTATCCTAGAGATACTTTACTAAAATCTTTATAAATATCTAAATAATTTTCGTTGTTGTTAAAACGAGTTCTAATTTCGGTTATTTCATCAAAGGAAAACTTTGATCTTCCATTTGACGTACCTAACATACAATCTCCGCCATCTGTCTGATTATATCCATTTGGAAAGCGAGTGTTATATAAGGTGATATAATATTTTTCTTTTTGAAATAATTCTTCGTAAGAATTACATTCTTCAATTATTTCATAAGAGAACTTATTTTCTCCATCTAACTAAATTGCCTAATCTATTAGACTTTCTGGATTATGACAAGTTTTATGTTCTCTCATTCTTCTATTAAAATCATTTGTGATTCCAATATATTTTTTCTGATTATTCAAAGATATAATTTGGTAAACAAACATAATATCACCTCTATATTAGAAGTAAAATTTGATTACCAAAACTCTAAAGTTTAAGATTGGTTCGGGGTTTCCATATCTTTCGACTTAGGATTTCCCGAAGCATAATAGGTATTTTTTACTTATGATTACTCTGCCTATTATACTGTGCTGATTAACACTTAGCTATTTACAGGCCATTGTGTCGACCTGCGTATTCTTCATCATGAAGCTCCCATTGACTACATTTAACACCTTTAGGACTCTTCATCGTCGCGCCAAGTTCTGTAAATTTATCGTTTGTTAAGATAATACCAGAAGCATGAACTCCACGACGACTAATCAATCCCTCAATGTTTTTTGCAACATTCCAAATATCTTCATGCTTACCCATTTCCGCAATAAATTGTGGAATAGGTTGATACCCCTTTTCTTCGTCTCCATAATAGCATTGCTGTAAACTTCTAACAAAACCGCGGTCAATAGGAATTAAAGAACTAAGAAAACTTCCTAATTCTGGTTCGTATCCTAAGCCGCGTGCAGCAGTTTGCAATGCTGCTTTTGAAGTTTCAGTACCAAAAGTTGCGACACTCGTTAATTCTCCGCCAATAGACTCAAAGTAACGACGAACCGCTTCAATAAATCTTTCGCGCTTAGATGCCTGAGAATCAATATCAACATCAGCTAACTCTGCACGTCCTCTTGAACAAAATCTCCAATAAGGAAGTGCAGTTGGACTTTTTAATGGATCGCGCTGAATAATATCCATCAAATATGCACTTAACATTGAACCTACTGAGCCACGCCAAGGACCGACTAAAGAGTCACCGTCTGTCCAAGCAATATCAATAACTTTACGAACAGTGATAAAATAAGCACTTAAACGTTCTTGAATTTTCTCGGATACAATCCACATTTCTTGGAGTTCTTCTTCAAGTCTATCAAGATGAATTTTATCCAAACAATTTAATTCAAGCCCTTTTTGAATAATACTATAAAGAAAGAATTTATCTTCTTCATATTCACTATTCAAATACTTATTTAAATATTCTCGTTCACCAATGATTTTTTGTGGCTCACAATGGATTAAATGCCAATCAAGAGGAATACGAGGAACAATTTGCTTATATGCCAAATCATATTCTTCAATCATTGAACAAACTTTATTACTATTTTCAAAAATTTGAGTAATAAAATCGTCATCAAAATAATTAAGTTTCTCTCGAATTTCCTCTGCACTCATCATATAAGTGTAAGCGTAGAAATCATCAGTCTCTCTATCTCCATCACCAGAATTAAGAAAACTCTTATGAATTTCTCTATCCTCTTGACGTAAATAGTGACTATCAGTTGTAACTGTGATATTAAAATGATTCTTTTTTGCAAACTGCGCGGCTAAAGTATTAAAGGTAACTTGTTCTTTACTTAACCCAGGCTGAATTTCAATAAAGAAATTTTCTTTACCAAAAATTTGTTCACACCAATGGCAAAAATTTAATGCTTTTTCATACTGTTGATTTAAAATCAAATAATCGAAAAAGCTACCTAAGCAAGCTGTTTGTGCAACTACATGCCCAGGATTGTTTCCGATAATTTCTTCAATATCTGAATAATAAGTTGGAACACGCTCCATAAATTGATAAAAACTTCTATTCCAAGCTCTTGAAGATAATTCTCGAAGTTGTTTATTTCCTATTTTATCTTTTGCTAATAAAATAAAGTGCCAAAATTTATCTTCACCTTTAATAAAGTTTTTTGCACTTAAACCATCACGACAAAGATAAATCTCATTTCCTAATACAAGTTTAAAATTTTTAACTTGATTAGCCCATTCGTCATTTGGTTCTGTCTCTAAAATCTTTTTCGCTTTTGATTTTAAAGATTTCATATATTTTAAAGCTTTGATATAACCAGAAACACTCTCGTGGTCAGTGATTGCCACACCCGTTAAACCCAATTCCAAAGCATAATCAATTAGTTTATCTTCTTTGATAATACAATCGAGCATACGAATGTTAGACCCACTAAGAATAATGGGTATGATTATGTCCACTAAAATATCCCATTATTTCTTAGAATCACCTCTCTTTCTAATGCTTTCGATAAATTGCATTGTTTTATTTTCATTTCTATAAATATTATATCACATTTTTGCGCAGAAATCAAAACATTGCCCTACCATTCTCAAGCTCATAATCTTCTATGATAACTTGAGGAGTATAATTACCCATAAATTGATTTAAATTCATTTTACCATAAACGGTAATTGCACCAATAGAATAAGACTGAACTTTTTGTGCAAAATCGGCATCTTTAAATTTAACAAAAGCAATTCCATCTTTTTCAATTTTAACAGAGTCTTTATTTTTGCCCATAATAAACACATCATTTTGGGTAAAAAGAATTTTATTGACAATAACTTTAGGCTCTTCGACACCTTTACCATAAACATTTTTTATAGCGTCTAAATCGACACAAATAGATTCAATATCGCCACAGAAATTTCCATCAAATTCAAAATCTACAAGATAGCTGTTTTCGCCCAAATTGGTATTAGCCAATTTTTTATTGCAGTATTTTATAAACTTATTTAAATTTTTCTCTGCAATTCCAATACCTGCTGCGCTTTCATGTCCTTCAGCATATTCAACCAATCCGCTCTCGGTACAAAAATCCTTAAAATTTGCAAGAGGGCTATTTGAATTAACCCTAAACGAACCTTTAAATACATCATCATCTGCTAAGCGAATTACAATAGCAGGACGATTATACATTTGACAAAGCTTCATAGCAATTAAGCCAGTCAAATTAGGATTGACATATCTTGATTCGTCGTCATCAAGGGCAACTAAAAGAACTTTGTTTTCATCTAAGCATTCTTTTTCAATTTTCCCGCAAAGGAATTGGACACTTTGATCAATCATTTTATTTTGATGATTACGTGCATTAGTAGCGATTCGTGCAGCTTTATCTGCAATAACTTCTGTATCGCCAGGCTTTGCCCCGCGTTTGGTAGATGGTTCAGTGTCATTCGGACCGCTAATAAATGCTTTAAATAAAGTTTCTTTTTCCGCCATTGTCCCTACACGGATTACCGCATTAACAAGGGGCGCAATGAAAAAAGAAACGTCAGTAGGAGTAATATCATCAACATTTCCTATTGAGAAAGATTGTTTTAAAGCAAATCGAGTTAAACCATAATTCTTTAAATTTGTTAAACCTTGACTGATAATATATCTCGTTTCAAGATTCCTTAAATCCATCATGTCGCCAACAATGCCCATTGCTGCGAGATCAAGGAAATTGTCAGCATAATTATAACCATATTTTATATCAAAATATTTAATAAATTTATAAACAACCCCAGCACCAGATAAATCTCGATTAGGATATTTTCCTAATTGATTATTAATGACAATCGCATTTTCGCTTTCTGTTTCACATAAGTGATGATCAAGAACAAGAATATCAAAGCCTTGTTCTTTTAATATTTTATGTTCTTCATATTGATTGGAACCTGCATCTGGAATAACAATTAACTTCGCTTCATGAGGAACTTTATCTAACTCAACTCCATGCTATTTCCCAGAGTGCATAGACCAAAGAATTTGGATATTTGGTTTAATCAATTTTAAATAATTATAAAGAATAGCAGAAGATGTAACTCCATCCTGATCGCAATCGACCACATCATAAATAATTGAATTAGCATCTAAATGCTTCTTTAAAAGTTCCGCGCCAGCATCCATATTCTTCAAAAGAAGAGGTGAATAAAGAACTTCCTTTGAAGGTTTCAAATATTGAATCATTTCATCGTGATTCAATCCTCTTGCGCGCAATAAAGTTTCAACATAAGATTCATCTGGTAGATGATTAATTTTACTATTTAATACATATTTCATTTAACAAAAACTCTCCTATTGAATAGTTTTTCAAATGTCTCTACTCCACTATCAAAAGGAGCAGCTTTATATTCCAAAATTTCATCTGTATCAAAAATAAAAGAAAAATTAGCATAATTCTTGTATTTTTGACACATTGAATAAAGTTTATTAAAATATATTTTTTGAGATATTCTATCATGATTCATACGGTCATAAGCCACAATTATATCAGTAACGCCCAATTTAACTAATTGTTTTACTAAAAATTTATTAAACTTATCTCCGCAAGTTGCGACAACACAATTATTATCTCCGTACCAACCATCGGCAATTAAAGAACTTTTTTCACCTTCAGCTA